CGACTTTATTTTTTGCGTAGATAAGCATGGTATTAATGGTTTTTTTGTTTGTGAGAGTCTGTCTCTCAACTGGGGAGATTATGACAGAAAATGATTTGGGGGCAACCCTTTTTTAATGTTTTTTAATGTTTTTTTTGCAGGTCAGCATATTCGGCCTTAATATGCAGGTCAGGACATTTCTCCTTAATATGTAGGTCAAGGTATTTCCGCTTAATATGTAGGTCAGGACATTTTAGGCCAAATAGCGCAATAAAAGGCTTGACTCGCCGCGATTTATCGAGTAGAGAAAAAACCTCTGTAACTCACTGATACTCAACGAGTTAGCGCGGACGGCCCCGCGAATCGCGCTAACCCCCTACTACTCAACGAGTTAGAGCGTTTTTCTCTTTGGTGTTTTTCTCACGCAAGTCAACTAAAAAAGAATTTCTTTTTTGCTTGCGGACAAAAGAAAACCCGCCCCCCACCACAGGGGACGGGCCGACACACACAAAAGTTTTTTACTTGCCGTAAATGTCGCGGAGTTCACTGCTCCACTCCTTGACTATCTCGGCCTCGGTCCCTTGTGGATTCTTACAAGCGAGACCAATCCACTTTCTGATCATGCGCTGAAGTTTCCGCATCCTGCGCCATTCCATCCAATGCACACCAACGGCGAAAGGGTAAGTGAGGATGAGAAGGGCTTTGCCCTTGTTCGATTGGTCTTTAAAGTTGTGGATATTCATAGCGCTGATTTTACTTTGTTGTTTCTGAATGTGCCAAGAGCGTCGTTCAGGTGTTTGGCGATGTGAGGATCTCCACCCAAGCTCAGGAGGCAAATGGCCTCAGAGACTTTATAATCTAAGTCACGGGCGGCACTTTGCTCCTGCATAAAGTTATCAAAGTTTAGATTGGATCTCTCTTGGGCGTGTTCAAATGCTGATTTAGCAACGTCAAATGCTGTGTTAGTCATGTCGGTGGTATAGTGTTGGTTGAAAAGCGGGGGGATTGTCAACCCCCCTTTTAAATGTTTTTTTTAGGAAGTGAAGACTTTCCAGAAGGTTTTATTCGCATGGCAGCATTTCACCTCGAACGTTTGTCCTTGGTAGCAAGTCACCGATCCTAATTTTTCGGCACACATTTGCTCAAACTCTTCAGGGTTTTCGCCCCAAGTCCAGCTATTCATTGTGCCTAGGTCTTTGTAAGTGTCTTGGATTTTTTTTAGTGTCATTCTCATGGTGGAAGTTGTTGGTGAAGGTGGGTTTACTTACCGAAAGCGGCCCACATAAAGGTGGGGGTTGTGACTTGCAAAACCGTGCCGTCTGCAAACTGGATCGCCCCATAGCTTAATTGTTTCGGGTCGTGGCTCATGATCTCGGGCTCGTTATAGCGGGAGATTTGCGCGGGTTTTCCAAAGTAACTGTGAGGGTAGGTGGCGGTAGTGTCGGACATGGGAATATTTTATCACAGAAAAGCGGAAACAAAAAGGTTTTTCTGCATATATTTAATCTTTTTTTTCTGATTAAAAGGCTTGACATGATGCAGATACACAGTATGGGAAAAACCGCTGTAAGTCGTTGATACTCAATGAGTTAGGCGGATCGGCGGGGGCGTTCGCGCTAACTCCTTGATACTCAGTGAGTTAGAACGTTTTTCCCCTTGGTGTTTTTCGCGTCGATGTCAACTAAAAAAGAATTTCTTTTTTGCTTGTAAGCGCAAGAAAACCCGCCTCCCACATGGGGGGACGGGCTGGTGCGGTGACGCTGTCATGCTTTCATGGCAGCGATTGCTTCTTCGCAATCTTTTATAAATTCGCCTGAGGACTGGACCGTCTCGTCGATCATCTTGTCCCATGCGACCTCCGCTTTGGCCATTGCGTCGAGGGCTTCTTGGCTCTCTTTCTGGAACGCTTCTTGCGTTTGCCTTGCTTCGTAAGCACCCGCCAATATGGAGCGTTCGAGTGGCGAGAAATTATAATCCCCGCGATCATACGTGTTCCAATACCCGCATGGGTCTGGTGCTTCTTGTGTCTCGATCATGTCAGTATTTTGGTTTTTGATTATCTTTCGATATTGGCGAAGCGCACGGTTTTGAAAACCTGCTTGTTTCCCGTCTCGCTATCGTGGCTTTTATCAAGGACTTTCACGACAGCGAATCCGTCGCCGATGCGCTCAACTCCCTTGAGGACATACATGCGGAGATTCCCATTGTTAGAGGTTGTGTAAGTGAACTGCTTGTTGGTGAGGGCGGTAATGTTGTCTTTGTTGGTCTCGGTCATGCGCATATTTTACTACAGAAAATCACAAACAAAAAGCTTTTTCTGCTATTAATTAAAAGTTTTTTTAATCAAAAAAAGGCTTGACATCGCAAGGAATTATCCTATGGGAAAAACCCTCGTAACTCGTTGATACTCAACGAGTTAGGCGGATCGGCGGGGCCGTTCGCGCTAACTCATTGATACTCAGTGAGTTACAGCGTTTTTTCCCTTAGTGTTTTTCGCGAGGATGTCAACTAAAAAAGAATTCCTTTTTTGCTTGCAAGCAAAAGAAAACCTGCCCCCCATTACAGGGGGCAGGGGAACTACTAGCAAACAAACTAGAAAAGAGATTTGACCATACGGGCCGCAGTGCTAATGCGACCGCTTACCTTTGTGATCCCTCCGACATGAAGAGTGCGATACTTGCGTTGCGCCCCGTCATCTAAGTCGCGGGTGTATGCCGTGACATAGCGGCGGCGATCCTTCTTGGAGAAGCCTTGGTGCATTACCTCTTCAATGAGGAAGGTTCTGATGCCGTCTTGCTTGATAGAGCTTGGCCCTTCGTTCGCATACGTTACGACATGGTTGACGAGTTCGCTCTTGAGCGCGGAGTCACTGAGCTTGTATAGTTTTGTGGTGTTGTTCATAGTGAGAATATTTTACTTTAAAAATGGGGTGTTGGCGATACTTTCTTTTGCTTTTTTTTCAAGCTCTTCTTGGTGTTCGACCTCCTCCAAGTTGCCGCAGAGGACAACTATGAAGAGGAGCGCGATGAACGCTAGGATATTTTTCATGGCGTTGTCATGGCAGCGGTTGCTTCCTCGCAATCTTTTATGAACTGCCCAGAAACCTGCACGGTCTCATCGATCATGGCATTCCATGCGGCCTCGGCTTTGGCCATTGCTTCTAACGCTTCTTGTGTGTCTGTCTCGGTCATGTCAGTATTTTAGTCTAGTTTTTGATTTTAAAAAAGCTTTTTCTGCTATTATTTTAGTAAATCGCTTCTTCTAATTTTTGGCAAAAAAGATCAGTGTCTTCCATGATGAAGTCGATCTCGTCATCGGTAGCCTTGCGCCATGCGCCATCGAACTTGCGGATCATTGCGCTAGAGATGAACGCATCGCAAAAGTCTGGCGCGTCACTGTGGTCGATGCCATCGATCACGATATTTTCAATCTCGTAGACCTCGTCAATTATTTTCACTCTGTCGGCTTTGGCACTGTAGCTATTTTTTTCCATAGGCAAAGTATATCACAGAACCGCAGAAACAAAAAGCTTTTTTTAGCATTAAATTTATAAAGATAATGCGACTTAATACTTGACACCCCCCCATTTCTGAAAAATTTAGTTTGGGTTTGCGTAGCAAACTGGCGGGGGGAGTCCGACTTCAATTTGTCAATAGTCAAACCCCCACCCATTCTTGAGCCAGTCGCTGACGGGGTTATGATTCAGATTGTTTGTTTAAAAAAAAACACGACCCCCTATAATTCATAACTAATTAGTGTAATAACAACAAATGAGCATACCATACAGCGAATTTCCAGTTTACGTAGGTCAAGCTGGCGCGGTAACACCGCCGAACGAACCCAATGGTTATCTACCAGTCACGCAAGCGAGTGTGAGTTACAATACTGCATCTAGTGTGAGGCGTAAGTTGGGCAAGAGTATTGATGCTTCTGATCAGTTTACTTTTGACAATGCGCTATCTGCGGATATCTCATTTAGTTGTTTATTGCAATCGGGGATGGTATCGGGGTTGGATTTTTTATTGGATTCTAATCAAGATAATTTTGTGACTATGAAGTTGGGTAGCGGGATATACAACAAGTGCTATGCTAAAGATGTGTCGTTGAGCGTGAGTCCATTTCAGCCAGTAATTTTGCAAGCTAATTTTGTTTCATTAGACCCTGCTGTGGGTGGTGGTATAACTGGAGATACTGATGCATATCGTGGTGAAGAGCCGCCCTTAGATACTGATCTTGTTGTTTATGGTCATACGTGTGTTGTTAATGACAACGCGGATGTGTTGGGTCAGGTCCAATCCCAAATAAATTTCAATAGAACATACACCCGCACCCCAATTTACGGTTTAGGTTCGGTGAATGCGTCTTCTATGTTGCTGGATGGAGTCGAGGAGGAGATATCTGTATCGTCTACGGGCTTGAACACTTTGATAGGCTTCAGCGGAGAGAAGCTCACAAATACAATAAACTTGATATTGAATTTCAAGGGCAATACATCTAGCACTGTATTAGGTGGATTAGGTAATGATCTAATTAAATTCCCCGCTGGCGCGAGAGTCTTAACCGAATCGTATTCGGTCCAAGGAGGGGAGACTATTCAAACAACTGCAACGATTAAACAGGTAAAATTGTAAATTCAGTGTAATATATAACATATGGGATCAAAGAAACTGTCTGATATTCAGTTGGAGCCTCACAGCTTTTTTTCAATAAAGTTTAAAAAGAGGAAATTCAAATTTACCCCAAATCAGCATAAATTCCTAGATATGCTGTTAGACCCAGAGGTAAAAATAATGTTTGTATCTGGACCTGCTGGTTCGAGTAAAACCTACATGTCTTTATATGGATGTTTGAGGTTAATGTCTGAGGAGGAAGACAAAGACCTTCTTTATGTGCGGAGTATCGTAGAAAGCGCGGATAAAGGTCTAGGTAGTCTTCCTGGAGATATGTCGGAGAAATTCAACCTTTTCACGCTACCTCTTTATGACAAACTGGAAGAGATAATACATGAGGGTGATACTGCTTACTTAAAACAGAAAGAAAGAGTGAACGCTATACCTATCAACTTTTTGAGGGGTGCGAACTGGGAAAATAAACTTATAGTTGCGGATGAAGCGCAGAACTTTACATTTAAAGAGTTGACGACTTTGATTACTCGTATTGGTGAAAATACTAAGTTAGTCATATGTGGAGACTTCATGCAAAGCGATATTGATGGGAAAACGGGGTTCAAAAAAATGGTTGATATATTTTCTACTGATGATTCTGTAGAAAACGGTATTACTACTTTTAAGTTTACCAATAAAGACATTGTTAGAAGCAAAATTTTAAAATTCATCATTTCTAAGTTGGAAAATCGAGAAAAGGTGTAATAATATATGTCATAAACAAGAAATGCGTTCACGCGGAAGCGGCGAACAGCTTATATATAAAAGGACGCATCACACCTTGTTTTTTTTGAAAATTAATATATAAACAGTAGAATACATAGTATGGCTCATCTATTCTGTCAAAGCTGCGGCACTAAAATTTCTTATGCTAACGCTAAACCTAACTTCTGTAATAAGTGCGGACAGCCTTTAAATTCTACAGCTGCCGCTGTTTCTGTGGACACTTCTGTTGTGAACAAAAAATCTTCAGTTATCTCTTCGGATGAGACGGATGCTGAGTTTGTCCCTCATATTAGTGATTTTCAAGTAGAATTCGAAACCTCTAATGTCTCTAATCGGACAATAGGGTCGTTATTAGGTGAGCCAACCCCAATCGAAACAAATCGAAGGGGCAATACTCAATCTGTTAATGATTTTATTGATGAAAAGAAAAAAGGGAAGTGATTATAAATATGAAGACTTCTCTGAAGTAATAGACGAGGCTGTAAGCAAGCAACAATACAAATGGCGGCTTTACGCCGTTAAGTGGTTTGACTTCGAGGATGTTCAGCAAATCATCAAAATACATATTGCTAAAAAATGGCATATGTGGGATCAGACTCGCCCTCTTGAACCGTGGATAGGTAGGATTATATCTAATCAAATCAGGAACCTAGTGAGGAATCATTACGGCAATTATGTCAATCCTTGCCCCGATTACCAATTGCCCAACCACTCTGCCGCTCACTGCCCCATATGCAGTAAATGGGAAAAGTCTAAGAAAGCAGGGCTAGAATTAAAAATACCGCTTTCTACTGAAGATTTCATAAAAGAAGTCTCCAATAAAGAATATTTGGATTTTGATTTCTCTTCGTCCGTAGGAAAGTTAAATATTGAAATGGAATCGCGTTTGAGTAGCACTCACTACAAAGCTTACCAAATGTTGTACTTCGAAAGTAGCAGTGAAGAAGATGTGGCTAAATTTATGGGTTATAAGATTTCCCCTCAAAAAAAGAAACTTGGTTATAGGCAGGTTAAAAACTTAAAGAAAAAATTCCTTCAAGTAGCTATAGATATACTTAAAGATCAAGATATTATAGGTGATGGATCTTAACAAAGAACAAAAAGAATTCTTAAGGGTTCACTCCAAGGACATGCCAGATCTTATTAATCTGACTAAAAAATGTTTTGGTGACGAATCTTTAGATGGAAGATCTAAGGAGGGGAGGGCAGTTAGAAAGTTCTTGGTTGAAAACTCTATAAAATTCAACACGACTTGTAGAATTCCAGCAGAAGTCATAAATCTAACTAGTGAACAGTGTACATTTATTTTGCAGCAAGCGGAAGACGGTCTGTCCTCCTTAGAAATAGCCAAAATTATTTTCCCATCTAGGAATGTAAAACCGTTAAGTTCAGAACAGCGAGCAGTTTTAGAAAAAATTAGAGAGGTTAACCCAGATATGTTGCCATCTCAAGATTCAGGGGCTTTAAATTCATACCTTGCGCCAAGATCTCCTTCCAGAATCATAAAAAAGATAAATGACGCTACTGGTCAAACATTAAACGAGCAAAAAATCAATAGACAAAAGCAGATTTGTGTAGAAAGGCTAGGAATCAACCTTTCTAATTCTAGATTTCTTAAAATTATTAACAATTTATTGAATTCTGAAGACAGGGTGTTATTTGAGCATGAATTTATTCGACTGACATGGGACAAACCCGACCTAACAGCAGACGAATTAAACCTTTACCTCAACGTTTGCAAAGAAGTTATTAACTTGGAAGTAATAAGCGCACATCTAAACAAATTGAACAGCATGTTCGATGATGCTGATGAACAGCAAGAGATGTCTATACGATTGGCTGAGATCATTAAAGCTAAGAGTGGAGAGTATCATCAGTGCGAAACTCGTATCGAGAATCTGACCAAGAAGCTACAGGGGGACAGGGGAGATAGGATGAAAAAGATGCATAAAGAAAATGCCTCATTTCTCGCTATCGTCCAACTTTTCCAAGAACAACAAGAAAGAGAAACGATGGTCCACATCGCAGAGATGCAAAAAGAGTCGATCAAGGAAGAAGCTGAGAGGTTGGAGGGCATGTCCGAATGGAAAGCCAGAGTTTTAGGAATAAGTCAAGACGATGCCATTTAAATGTAAAGAGTGCGAGAAGGAGTTCAAGAGCAGAAGGAGTTTGCATACCCATGTAAAAGCCCACGATATGTTCTTGGGGGAGTATTACGTCAAAAATTACAATCGGAGAGACAAGCTCACAGAAGAGCTTATACCTTTTAAAAATTACGATCAGTATTTCGCTGCTGACTTTACTAATAAGGGGAATATGAAAAAGTGGTGCGGTCAGGCTCCGCGTGAAGAGGTCAAGGAATTTATAGGAAGATCTTTCGAAGAAAAACTAGGGGCCAAGGGCATTAAGGCGGGGCCACCTTCAACTTACCTACAAACGAGCGGTTTGCCCGATATCGACATCTGCAAACAGGTTTTCGGCAGTTATCGTGAAACCTGCGAGCATCTTGGTATGCTCCCTATGCTATCAGCGTCTTTACACAAAGATTTTCAAAAAGATTATTCTAATACACCTATACTGATCGATACTAGGGAGCAGCAACCATTGTCTTTCTCTAATTCTGAATTATTGAAACTGGATGTGGGCGACTACGCCGTGGGCGGCGATCTATACGACTATACATTTGTGGATAGGAAGTCTTACCAGGATTTTTGCTCTACTATAACCAATGGCTACTCTCGTTTTGTAAAAGAGCTTGAGAGGTGCAGGTCATTGGGGTGTTATCTTTATATAGTTACAGAAACAGCTTTCGATGACATGTGGGCAACCAATAAAAGGGGCTTCAAGAAATTCAGGCTAGATTATGTTTATCATCAGATGCGTTCTATACAAGCTGAGTATACCGATTGTTGTCAGTTTGTGTTTAGTGGCTCTAGAGAGAAAAGCGAGGAACTCATCCCCAAAATCCTCGTTTTAGGTAAGAAACTCTGGGAAGTAGACTTACAATATTTTTGGGACGAACAAATTAAAAAAGATGGCTTGGGAAACAGGAAAACAGAAACTCCACAGAGAGTACAAGGATATAAACAAACTCATTCTAGAAAAAGAGGGGTTTTTAGAAGAAACAGAAGCTAAGATCCTTCTCTATAAATTTCTAAGAGAAAATCCTTCTTTTGCTTGTGAATTGTTTACAGGGGTAAAATTGTTCCCTTTCCAGCACATGGCTATTAAGGCTATGATGGAGTCCGATTACTTTTTGGGGATCTGGAGTCGTGGAATGTCCAAAAGCTTCTCTACGGGCATTTTTGCGCTATTAGACGCGATTTTAAATCAGGGTGTCCAGATAGGTATTATCTCTAAGTCATTTCGACAGTCTAAAATGATTTTCAAAAAGATAGAAGATATAGCCAAAAGCCCTAAAGCTGAATTCTTCGCTCAATGTATTACTCGCACATCAAAAATGAATGATGAATGGGTAATGGAGATAGGAAGGAGCAGTATTAGAGCTTTGCCATTGGGTGATGGTGAAAAATTACGAGGCTTCCGATTCCAAAGGATAATCGTTGATGAATTATTGTTGATGCCTGAAAAAATTTATAATGAGGTGTTGATGCCTTTCCTGTCTGTAGTTGAGAACCCCACTGAGAGGCAAGAGGTTTATGATCTAGAAACCAAGATGATCGAGCAGGGTAAAATGCAAAAAGAAGATCGCAAGCGATGGCCAAACAACAAAATTATTGGTTTATCATCCGCATCTTATAAATTCGAGTACCTTTACAAAATATATCAACAGTATGAAGCTTTGATTCTGAATGAGAACAAACAGGATGGAGCGCATAGAACAATTATGCACTTTAGTTATGATTGCGCCCCGCAGCAACTATATGATCAGAACTTGATTAATCAATCCCGCTCTACCATGAGTGATGCTCAGTTCAATAGGGAATTTGGAGCTATATTTACCGACGATAGTTCTGGATACTTTAAGGTGAGCAAAATGGCAGCTTGCACAATACCAGATGGAGAAGGGCAATCGGTCGAAGTTGTAGGGAACCGTAAAGACGAATACATCTTATCTTTTGACCCGTCTTGGTCTGAGAGTGAGAGTTCTGACGATTTCGCTATGTTATTAATTAAATTAAATAGAGAATCTAATAAGGGAACAATAGTTCACAGCTACGCTCTATCGGGCGCTAACTTGAAAACGCATATCAAGTATATGGCTTACATTCTTACCCACTTTAATATATCAGCTGTAGTAGGCGATTATAATGGAGGTGTTCAATTCATCAGCTCTTGTAATGAGAGTGAGATATTTAAAAGTAAAAATTTGACTCTAGGAGTAATTGAAGCCGATTTAGATAAATCTAAAGATTACGAGAGAAACTTAGCTAAACTTAAAAATCAATACAATAAATCAGAAAGAAAATTTGTTTTCCTAAGAAAACCCACTTCATCTTGGATTAGGTTAGCTAATGAATCTTTACAATCTTCTTTTGATCATAAGCGTATATTTTTCGCAGGAGCCGCTATGAATGATGATTATAACAATCAAAGAAAATCTAGAGTTCCTATAGAAGAGCTGAAGTTCTTGAAGAACGACACTGATGAAAAAGGAGCGAAAGGCGCGAGGATGATCGATTTCGTGGAACACCAAAAAGACATGATGGATCTTATCAAAGTCCAATGTGCTATGGTTCAAATTACGACATCTTCTCAAGGGACTCAAAGTTTTGATCTACCGCGTAACTTAAGGAGGCAAAGTGGGGCCAACAAAGCTCGCAAAGATTCTTATTCGGCCTTAGTCCTAGGTAACTGGATGATGAATGTATTCTATGATATGGAATCAGATAAAATCTCAGATAGGCAAAACACTTTTGTACCAATGTTCATTTCTTGACTTTTAAAAGTTGAAAGTTAACTTTGAGGTGTAAGATAATTTGTATCTTATGTCGAAAAGAAAATATACTAAAAGCTCTGAATATTGGAAAAAATTCAACACTTCAGACCACCCATCACATGCTAGCGATAACGAGGAAACCTCTCCTGAATTGCTAGGAGAGCCTTTTTACACTTCTGAAGCGTCTTACAATGGAGTATCTGAAGCTAGGAGGCAGGGGGCATCAACCAGCGGATTTTCTGGATCTCGTACGAACCGTGCTGCTTATACGACTCTTCATAATCGTTATTCGAGTATAAGTTCGGGTTTATTGCCATATGAATATTCATCAGAAGGTATAACTTGTCGGGATGCTATTGAATTATGTCAGAAGGCTTATTGTAATGTAGCTGTATTTAGGAATGCTATAGATATTATGTCGGAGTTTACAAACACTGATGTTTATTTGGAGGGTGGCTCGAAAAAGAGCAGAGAGTTTTTTTATGAGTGGTTTAAAAGAGTTAATCTTACATCTTTGAAAGACCAATACTTCAGAGAGTATTACCGCAGCGGCAACGTCTTTCTCTATAGAATCGATGGTAAATTCCAAGTCGATGATTATGCCAAGCTTGTGAATCAAGTGGGGAACATCGGTTCTTCTACCAATAAAATCCCTCTTAAGTATATTCTACTTAATCCTTATGATGTCGTAGCGAAAAGAACAACCACTTTTAATCATGGGACGGTTTATCAAAAAGTTTTGTCTGAATATGAGTTAGCTCGATTATCTAACCCACAAACAGAAGAGGACATAGCTATATTCGAAGCCCTAGACGATGAGATTAAAACATCTATATTGGGAGGCTCTTTTTCTAATGAAGGCATCAGTATAAACTTAGATCCAAAAAGACTTTCTTATTCTTTTTATAAAAAACAAGATTATGAACCTTTTGCTATACCATTTGGCTTCCCAGTGTTGGACGATATCAATGCTAAGCTTGAATTGAAAAAAATGGATCAATCCATTACCCGCACAGTAGAAAATGTGATATTGCTTATCACTATGGGCGCAGACCCTGAGAAAGGCGGAGTTAACCCCAATAACATGGCGGCTATGCAAAACCTTTTCAAAAATGAAAGTGTAGGTCGCGTTCTTGTTTCTGACTATACCACTAAAGCGGAATTTATTATGCCTGAATTAAATTTAGTTCTTGGGCCTGAAAAATATCAAGTGCTTAACGAAGATATCAAACAAGGGTTGCAAAATGTTATTGTCGGGGAAGAGAAATTCAACTCAACCCAAGTCAAAGCTCAAATCTTCATCGACA